CCATGAGTGAGTATCACTATCTATATAAAATAAACCTATTAACCCAGTATGTGTATCTTTTACTTGAACACCACACCCAGTTATGCAAGTTGTATCACCAAAACCACTTAAACTGCAACTTTGGGAAACACCATTTAGCATAGCTTTAGCTTCTGCATTGGCATCTTTATTTTCTTCTTTTTTATAAACTTCTTGAAATAATCCATAAGTTTTAAGCCATTCATCATTAACAACTTCGGAAGATTTATTTCCGTTTTCATCAACTATAATGACCTTATTGACCATATTAGACACACTTTCCTTAAAGTTAGAAGATAATATATTTTTACATTCTTCAAAAGCTAATTTAAGCTTTACATTACCTTTTTCAGATGAGTAAAACTTATCCCCTTTAGAATATACCATATACTTTTTACCAGTCTTTTTGGCTTCTTCACTATAAGCAGTCATTATCATATCATAGGCAGTAGTTCCTAAAAATACTTTTTTAATTTTAGTTGTTGCATTTGCAACATCACCTTTATTTAACTTATATTCAGTTAAAAACTTATTATATATGCTTGAAGCTGTTTCATTTTTTATATTATAAGACACTTTAATATCATTTAGCTTTGCACAGTAGTCATAGCATAAAAAACTTATAGAATTATCGCTAGACTTTTCTCTTTCATATACAAAACCTCTAAATAATTCATTATTATCTTCATAAAATAAAATCATACTCATTAAAGGTATATCAACTTTAGGAATATTTATATCAGTTGCACTAGTTACAAGGGAAAACTCTAACTTTCTAGCACAACTTTTATAATCACCACTCCATGTAATAGAAGTTAATAAATTAGTTATATCTAATTTATCACCATTAGTCTTTTGATATATTAATTTAATCATGGGATTATCAACTCCATATTAATATATATAACATTGCTTTTAGCTAAAGAAGGATATTTGCTTTTATTAGCTTCTTTTATTTTAGGATATAAACTACCCTTACCATAATACTTCTGAGCTATAACCCACAAACTATCACCTTTTACAACTTTATGTGTCTTTTGAGTGCTATTATTGGCATTGTTTTTATTGCTAGAGTTGTTATTATTGTTATTGTCAGTAGGTCTACTTGTGTTTTGAGTATTACTAGAATTGTTTTCAGTAATTATAGGTATAGTTATAGGTCTACATTCTAATAAATCTATAGAATAATAAACATCACCTGTACCGTCTTTTTCTCCATAGCTAAAGTTAGTTATATACATTTCTTGATTTATGTCAGTGCCAGTAAATATTACCCTTACTACAGTACCTTTGTTTTTCCATTCTTTAAAATGAGATACTAAATCATAAGGTTTTGGAACGTTTGAGTATTCATTAAAACTATATTCTTTGTTTGGGAAAAAGCTTGATAAAGATAATTGTGCTAATCCATTTGAATTAAACGTAGCAACATCACCTAAACCAATAATATTATTAGTTTCATAATCTGCTCCAACAACTCTTTCAAATTCACTTGGCATTACAGGAAGCCTTATTGCTTTATCTTTAGTTTTAAACCATATTTCAGTAAGCATTAATAAGCACCTCCTGTATATACCATTTTATTTTGATTAATCTTTTGAACTAATTTATTAGCTATTTTAGTTATATCTGCTTCTTCTCTTACAGTTAATCCATTTACAACTATACTTATACCTTGATTATTTAAGCCTTTTTCATATATACTTGCTTCTTGTTTTGTTAAGACTTTTTCTCCTTCGTGAAGTGTTCTAACTGTTCCATCACGGGCAATTCTACCACTACCAAAAGCATTTCTACCACTTGATATACCTAAGGCATTTCCAACAGCATTAACACCTTTTTGTGCTACATTAACAACTGCATTTATAGGACTTTTAAGAAGATTAACCATTTTGTTCCACCAATTACATATAGTTTCAACTGCTCCACTAACCTTAGATAATGCACCTAGTAATAAGCTTAATATAGGTTGGCATACTCCCCAAGCACCTTTTAAAAGCACTCCTACAGTCTTCCAAACACTACTCCAAATAGTGCCTAGCATTTGAACTATAGTTGATATTTCTTGAGAATGTTGCCCTATAAATGTAAATATACTTTGTACTGTTGGCTTTACTGCATCTATAACGGCTTTAATTGCATTAAATACAGTTTCACCTATAGTTTTAAATATTTGCATATACTGGTTAGCCTGTTCTGATTGTGCAAAAGCCTCAAACCCTGCTTTTACTTTTTCAGCCATTTCTACCATTTTAGGAGTTAACATATCAACAAAGCCTATTATTCCATTCATGCTACCGCTTAACATATCAGTAAATACTTTAGTAACACCTTTTAAGCTATTTTTAACCTTACCACTTATAGTAGATAATAACCCACCTAAAGTAGTAGACATTTCCTCAACTAATCCACCTTGATTTTTAGCAATTCCTGCTTTAGCTTCTTCAAAAGTTTTATATTGAGTACCAAGCATATTATTAAGCATTTCTAAATTTCCATTACTAGCACTAAAGAAAGCCTCTGCTACCTCTGTTTCAGTTCTTAAATCACCAACAAAAGCTTTCACATTCCCCATCATATCTGTTAATTGCTTAGCATTGTTTATGTCCCCTTTTGCCATCATAGCTGCTTTAGTACCAAATTGAGTTACAGCACTTGTTTCAAAAGGAGTTTTGTTTGCATAATCTTCAAGATATTTATAAAATTCATCTGTAGACTTTTTAGCTTGTTCTTTAGAAGCCCCACTGTTTTGTATTACTCTGTTTATAGTTAGCTTTTGTGTTTGCTCATTCGCCAACTCATTAAACCCAGTTTTTGCTCCTACAGTTATTGTAGCACCTAAAGCTAAAGCACTTAATTTACCTTGAATACTTGATAATAAACTAGAAGCTTTATCTTTTACTGATACAGTAGCACTCCAAGCTTTACTAGCAAAACTTTTGAGTGTTCCCTTAACTTTGGTCAATACCTTGGAAGCCATATCTTTAGCTTTTAATATAAATTGACCAAATTTAGTATTTTTAAATTTATCTATTTGAGCTTTTACTTTGTTAATAATTTTAGAAGCCATATCTTTAACTTTTAAAACAATAGGCTTAACAGCTTTTGCTGCAGCTTGAAAAGCTTTAGTTTGAGATATAATTCTTCTCATGGGTTGAGTAAAATTATCAACTGCTTGAATCCTTGCCCTTAATACTTTTTCAGTATTTCCCATTTATTACACCTCCTTTATGGAGTTTTTCTCTTGTTCTATTTCTATTTCTTTACTTATAAAAGCTAAAAGTATTTGTTTTTCGCTTTTACTCATAGAATTTAATAGATCATAGCTTTCTTTAGGACTAATGACATTCTTTTTATTGAATAAATAAAACATTAAAAAAGTATTATCATCAGTCTTAATTAGTTTTTTACTTCTTCTATTAAATCACCTTTAAACCCAGTTAGTTCTGTTATAGTGTCAGCTAATGCACTTATTTCTCCACTTAATAAAAGCTTCTTTATAAATTCTTTCCCGTGTGGTACTTTGAATTTTTTATGAAGTTCTTTATTTGAGAAGAATCTGCTTCCGTCTTGCACATTAAATACACCATTAAAAACAAGTTCAATTTGAAGCTTTTGTAAATCAAAAGTAGGTTCTTTTGAAGTTATTTCTATACAATTTTCTTGTATTTCAGAATACTTGTCATATGTTAAAGCTTTACATAGTACTGTAAACTTTTCCCCAAATATATTAGATAATCTTTTTATTTCAACCTCTTTAACTGGCCTTTCTATTTGTTCTAAATCTGCATTTAAAAGTAAGTCTATTATATTACTCATAGTCTAAATTCTCCTTTATATAAAAATAAAGACTAGGAGTAATACCCTAGCCTTATTAAATTGTTTTATTTAGTTTTATATTAAATCTAAGAAGTCATAGTCAGTAAATGTAAAAGGACATTCAGTTTGACCTAATGCACCAACTTCAAAATCAAATAAAGTTAAGTCGTCAAAAGATACATTGTTTAATGCTATTCTTTCAACTCCATCTGCATCAGGATCAGCTAATTTACCTATTACAGTAAATCTAGGTTCTTTACCTTCTTTTATTTGTTGACCTATAGCTTTTATCATTCTTGAATTTACTTTATGTAAGCTTAATGAACCTTTGCCACTATAGCCCATATATTTAGTTCCTGTTGCCATTTTACCTGCAACTTTAACTTCTTCCTTTTGGAATTCTAGTTTAGCTTGAAATGCTTTTAATTCTGCTACTTCTTCACCGTCTAAAAAAACAGTACCGTGAGTACCATTCATTATTTTTCTTTCATCTATAGCCATTTAATACACCTCCTTATATTTCAACTGATACAACTATATCTTCCATAGCATCTACTACTTTTAAAGATATAGCTATAAATACATTTGATTGTGTATTAGCTTCTTTTATTTCTTGCTCAGACATATTGTTTATATCTAAATTAGTGTTATCTTTTAACCATTTCTTTTGAGCCACTAAGTCTACACCAACAGTATTAACTTTTTCTATTAATTGTTCAGTAGCTAGTTCATCTAAATAGTTCTTTATTTCAGTTATTAATATACACTTATTGTCATAGTTATTAGGAACTTTACCTATGTATTTTTCAACTATAACCCTTCTTAAATCATTGTGTATTAAATTTAAAGTTTTTCTTAATTTTATCTTTTGGAAAGCATTCCCTTTAACATCTATTAAAGTAGTTAATGAGTTTACACCTCTTGCAACTCTTACTTTACCCATTTCTCTTACTAGGATTAACTCCCCATTATCTATTCTTGTGTCAGCTTCTTCTTTAGTTAAATTCTCTATAGAATCAACATCCTTTAAAACCGCAAAAGTTACAGATTGATGAAGCGGAGTTCCTTCTATAAGCCCTGCCATTCTTGCCGTATGGTTAGCCGTAGTTACACTTTCTCCACCTACAACTATATCTTTAGCTGTATAGTTTATTATAGCTTCACTATCTGCCTTTTCATTTGCAAGTATTGCATCACACTTATACTTAACAACATCATTCATTTTCTTTATAAATGTTTTTATAGCAGTTACATCAGAAGCTTCTGCCTGTGGCATACACATTAAGTTAAATTCTACACCTTCAAAATATGTAAGTGCTTCTGATATTTCATTATCTGCCCCTAATACAAATATCTCTATTTTGTTAGGGCTTCCTTTTAAAACATCTTTTATTAATACTTGGTTAACTTCCATTAAGTCAGAAGGTATATCCCCTTCATCAAATACAGTTAAAGAAGCTTTATAAGTATCTTTTAATATTAATGCAACTATACCTCTTTGACTTCTTATAACCGCAGTTTTAGCAAGTTGCTTAAAATTAATATCAATTATTGGTAATCCCATTTAATCACCCCTTCATATTTAAGTTTATATCTTGCATATTATCGCAAGTTTTATTATCAAATTTTATAAAGTCAAAATAAGTTATATAAATTAAAAAATCTAACATATCACCAATTTCATCAGTTAAGAAATTAGGTTCAACGTTAGATATATTTAAATATCTATCATTTACTTTTAAATTTCTAGCAAATAAACCCTCTAATTTATTTGCTATATCATAATTATCTAATTTACTACCACCAAAATGTTTTACTGATAGCATTAATTGCTTTTGATTAGTCTTTAAAGTAGAAGCTTTGCTTGTAACTGGTACCAAAGTCACATAAAAACATTCGTTTTCAAAAGTCCCCTCTTGATTTTCAACTATAACATCACAATTAAAGTTATCAGATAAAATTTTAGCAGTAGAAAATAAAATATCTTTGTAAGTTATCATAATAAACCTACTTTCTATCCATTGAATAAATCTTCTATCATCATAGAAAATTCACTTGTTAGAGTATCTTCTATTTCTTTTACTGATTTGGTAAGCATATATCGACCGTCAACAAAAGATTTTCCACCTCTAGTTCTATGACCATACTCAATGTACGG